TGGCAGATGCTAAATTAACTCGAATTACAACACTTGCAAGTGAACTTGATGCAGTTAATTTTCCAAGCAGTAGTAATCCATTTGGTACGCCATCATCTAATGAATTGCCACAAGAAATATTTTTTATTGACAGAAAAATTTCTGAGACTAGGCGATTCGTACAATTCGAACTTGTTGGTTCTTTAGATCAAGCAAATAAAAAATTACCAGCAAGACAAGTTACTAGAAATGAATTTGCTGGTGTTGGTACTTTTATAAACGGATAATGAATTATTTGTGGAAACAAGATGCAATTGAACACGCAAAGCAATGTGACCCAGAAGAATCTTGTGGAATAGTGGCAATTAAAAATAATATAGAAAGTTATTATCCTTGTAAAAATATATCCAATGAGTTCAAAGCAGAATCCTTTGTAATTAATCCACTTGATTGGGCTAATGTAGAAGATTCTGTTGATGAAATTGTTGGTATTGTTCACAGTCATCCGCAAGATATTCTTGAATTTTCTGAATCAGATAAATTTAGTTGTAAGGCAATAAATTTAACTTTTTATCTCGTTTCGCCAAAATCAGATAAAATAGCAGTAATACAACCTGAAGAAATAGATGCTTAAAAAAATAAAAGTTTACGGAACACTTAAAAAATTTTTAGGTCAGGCTGAATTTGAAGTTGACCTAAATACACCAAGAGAAGCAATAAGCTTTTTAGTTTGTAATTTTAAAGGTATTGAGAAACATATGGCCGACCAACTTTATACAATTCAGGTAGGTGCAAAAATTATAACTGAAGATTTATTAAATTTTATATCTCAAGATGATATAAAAATTATTCCTGTGGTTCATGGTAATTTTTTACCGATCTTAATGGGTATTGGTGCGATTCTTGGTGGAAGTGCAATAACTGGTACTTTTATTGGTAGCACTTTAATTGCAACAGCACTTACAACTATTGGTACAACTATGGTTATTGATGGAATAACTTCAATGCTTACTCCACAACAAGATATTGTATCACCTGTAAGTAATCAAAGTAGTTTAGACCCTTCAGCTTTGGCCTCAAATTATTCATTTACAGGACTGACAAATATTAGTAATGCAGGTGTTCCAGTAAATTTAGTATATGGTGAAATTTTGGTCGGCTCTATTGTGGTTTCAAATGGGGTTGATACTGTACAGGTAGAGGGTAATAATTAATGGCTTTACTAGAATTTGCTAAAGATCTTATTATAAATAATCCAGATTTACCAAAAAATGTATTGTCCTCCAAACAGTTCAATACAATTGTTGAGCTTTTAGGTGAAGGAGAAATTGAAGGGTCAGCAACTGCATCTAAAGAAAGTATTACAGATAAAACATCAACTGCATACTTCAATGCTTTTAAAAAGGATATATTTTTAAATGGCACACAAGTATTACAACAATCAGCAAGTAATACCGCACCAGAGGACAGTGATTTTAATTTTAAAGATGTAGATTTTGACTTCAGACTTGGTACCAGTAATCAGACATTTATTGATGGTATTTCAAATATTGAAACTGAATTTTCGATTGGAACAACTGTAACTACTACAAACCCTGTCACACACACAGTTAGTCAATCAAATGTAAATGCTGTAAGAGTTACATTGAGATTTCCTTCAATGCAAAAATTTAAAACTAATGGCAATATAGTTGGAGTTGAAGTTAACTTACTTATAAAAACAATTGAAAATGATGGGACAACAACAACAGTTATTGATGACATTGTTAAAGGTAAATCTACCAATGCATATTTTAGAGATTATATTGTAAAACTAAAATCCACAACTTCGTATCCTGTCGTTATAAGAGTTGAAAGGGTTACAGCAGATAGTACAGATGCAACTTTAGTAAATGCCTTTCAATTTCAACAAGCTACAAACATTATTTTTGAGCAGAATGCTTATGCAAATACTGCTCATGTTGCTTTAAGATTGAGTGCCGAACAGTTTCCAAGAATACCGAAAAGAGTTTACCGAATAAGAGGTCGTAAAATAAAAATTCCACATAATGCAACTGTTGATTTACAAACAGGTGCAATTTCTTATGCTGGTACCTTTAACGGTACTTTTAAAACAGATAAAGAATGGACAACTGACCCTGCATGGATTTTGTACGATTTGCTTACAGACACTAGGGCAGGTTGTGGTATTGCAGAAACAAACTTAGATAAATTTACATTTAAAACAGTAAGTGAATATTGCGGAGCATCAGTTGATGCTGGTAATGGTGATGGGTCTACAGAACCAAGGTTCAGTTGCAATGTTAATATCACGCAGAGACAAGAAGCATACGGATTGATAAATTCATTATGTTCTGTAATGCGTGTAATGCCTTTTTATTCGGCAGGTGGTATTTCCATTTCTCAAGATGCACCAAAATCTGCCTCATATATATTTACAAATGCAAACGTAACTGAAGAAGGATTTTTATACGCTGGTTCTAGTTTAAAAACAAGACACACAGTAATAAATGTTAGTTATTTTGATATGACAACTCAAGAAGTTGACGTTGAAACTGTTGAGGCTGATGCTGCAACACAGACAAAATATGGAATTGTTGTTAAAAATATAAAAGCATTTGCTACAACCAGCCGAAATCAGGCAAGAAGATTAGGTCGTTGGTTTTTGTATAATGAACAAAATTCTGGCGAGACTTGTTCTTTTACTACAACTGCTGCTGCAGGTGTATTAGTTCGCTGTGGTGATGTAATAGAAGTATCAGATAGACTCAAAGCTGGTGTAAGGCGTGGAGGCCTTTTAAGCAGCGTTACAAGTACAACAGTTGTTGTTTTAGATGATTCTAATAATACAGCTATTCCAAGTCTTGGAGATAGTCCAACAATTTCAGTTATATTGCCAGATGGTTCATTAGAGCAAAAAACAATAAGTGCTATTTCTGGAACAACAATAACTGTTTCTTCTGCTTTTAGTACAGCACCAAATCAACACGCACCTTTTATTTTAGAAACTTCAAATCTTCAAACCTCAACATGGCGAGTAATTACTGTTAAAGAAAATGAAAATAAAACATTTTCTATAACAGCGTTATCCCACGATTCTGGCAAATATGCTTTTGTAGAAGATGGTTCTGCCCTCCCAACAAGAAATATCAATATCCTTACATCAGTTTTAGAATCTCCTGTTGGTTTACAAGCATCAGAACAAATTGTTTTGATAAATAATAAAGCAGTTTCAAAAATTACTGTAGATTGGCAAACACAAATCGGCGCAACTCGCTATGAAGTTCAATATAGATTTGAAGATGGTGATTTTAAAAAAATAGAAACACTTTCAAGTGATGCTGAAATATTAAACACAGATGCCGGAATATATGAAATAAGAGTTTTTAGTTTTAATGGTGTCGGTCAACCATCAAAAGACCCTGCTGAATTAACATTTACCGCAGTTGGTAAAACAGCATTACCTTCTGATATTACAAATCTTACTTATGAACCTATTTCTGATAAAGAAATAAGACTTAGATGGGATGCTGTACCAGATGAAGATGTAAGAGCAGGGGGGCGTATTCATATACGCCATACACCAGATACTAGTGGTAGCGGTACTTTTTCAGATGCAACTGATCTCGTGTTTGGTTTATCAGGAGCAAGTACAGAAAAAATTGTACCTTTATTAGAAGGCGAGTATATTCTTAAAGCACAAGATGATGGTGATAGGTTTAGTTCTGGTGAAACATCTTTAATAATTGATTTACCAAATGCACAACCTAAGTTGTTACTTCAAACAAGAAGAGAAGATCAAGATTCACCAAAATTTCAAGGTACTGATTTAAGCGGTACAACAAATATAAACTTTGATTCTGGAACAAATTCAATCAGTTTAGCTGGTCAAGGTCAGTTTGATGATGCCACAGATTTCGATACTGTTGCTTCAGTTGATGATATTGGTGGTGTTTCATCAAGCGGTACTTATTTATTTAGTCAAACTTTAGATTTAGGTGCAGTATTTAGTCTTGATCTTAAAAAACATATTCAAACCAATTCTGTTTATTCAACAGATTTGGTTGATTCAATAACAGATGTTGATTTAAGACTTGATTTTGATGGTACTTCCAGTACTGATACAAATGCAGAAATTTTTGTACAAACATCTCAAGATGCTAGTTCTTATTCAAGTTTTCAAAAGTTCGCAAATGGAACTTTTAAAGGTAGAGCGTTCAAATTTAAATGTGTTTTGACAACTCAAGATACAAACCAAGATATAAGGGTAACAGAATTAGGTTATTCTGCTGAATTTCAAAGAAGAACTGAACAAAATGCTGCTGCGATAACATCAAGTGGTAATACACAAGTAAACTTTACTGATACATTTTTTACAGGCACTTCAGCACTTTTAGGTGTTAATTCTAATTTACCTAGTATTGCAATTACAGCTTTTGATATGCAAAGCGGTGATTTTTACGAAATAACAAACCGCACAGCTAATGGTTTTCAGATACACTTTAAAAACAGTTCTGGGGCTAGTGTATCAAGAAATTTTGATTTTACTGCAACAGGTTTTGGTAAGGGTTAATATTTAGGATATACTGAGAAAAATAGAAAGTATTAATGACAAGAATAACTAATTCACATGGTACTGGAATAGATTTACCTAACGGTACTGGTGTACAGGTAAGAACAAAAGCCAAAGACTTATTCGCTTCAATTTTTACATTAAACCAAGGTTCAGGCACACTTACTGCCGCTGAAGGCTTAGCGGCATATGTACCTTTTATTGATGGTAATACTTTAAAAATACAAAACGCAGCAAATAATGGTCAGGTTACTTTAGGTGATGTAAGCCTTACAAACTTTGGTCATGCGGGATTGTCGACAGCTAACACTTTCACTTCAACAAATATATTTCAAGAAGATGTAACTTTTGATGGTGCTACTGCAGGTCGTGATGTAGTTTTTGACAGATCAGACAATGCACTTGAATTTGCTGATAATGCTAAAGCTATTTTTGGAACTGGTGCAGATTTAAATATTTCACATGATGGAACAACCAGTATTATTCAAGACAATTCGGGTGCAAATTTAGAATTGTGTGGAAATAGAGTAAATTTAATGAATGGCAGTAGAACGGAAAATATTTTAACAGGAATATCAAATGGGGGTGTAGAAATATATTTTAATAATGTTAAAAAGCTTGAGTCAGTAAATGGAGGAGTAAGTCTTACAGGAGGAGCAGCAGCAAATATAACAGCACTTACTTCAGCAACAACAATTACTATTG